CGTCGCCGAACTCGTACGTGAACGTATCGACGTCGTCGACCGTCGTCGAGGCGGGCGCGTAGGACCACGTCTTCGCCGTGCCGCCTCCGGTCGGCGTGACGTTGCCGCCGAAGAAGCCCGACAGGATCAGTGGGAGATCGTTGTACCGGAGCGCGGGAGTCGTCAGCGGGCCGGTGAGGTCAGGAGCCGTCTGGTAGGGCGCCGCGACGTCGTCGATGGAGCCGGTATCGACGTCGGGTTTCGTCCAGTTGAGGTTGTGGGACGGAACGCCCTTGAACGCGTACGCGCGCTTGCCCGCGACTGCGGTGCCGATCGCGGACTGCCGGCCGAACTGGTGACGGCGCATCCGCACGAAGCCCTGGATTGGCATTGGGATACTCCTTGGAGGTGGGAGATGCGCCTACCGACCGGCGCTGGTCATGGAGTCCCTGCGAGGTGTCTACGTCGAGGCAAAGCCCTCCAGGCTGATGCGGGTCGCGTAGTACGTCTTGCGCTCGCCCTCCGGCAGCCAGTCGGGCACGAACGCGGGGATGTCCTCGACGGCCACCGCGCCGACGAGCGTATTGGTGCCGAAGGCGTGGTAGTTGTCATGGACCCAGTCCGCGAACCCATCCACGAAGGCGTCGCGCTGGTCGGCTGCGTCGCCGGAGTCGAAGAGGCCGTGGACGACGATCACCTCGACGGTCGGCACTCGTTGGCGGGTCGTAATCGTGAACTCCGTCATGGTTTCGTTGATGGCGTCCACGAACGCTGTCGGCGGGTTCACACTGCGCGGACGCGCCCGGTAAACCTGGAGCCGTATCCCAGCGTCGGCCTTGAACTGCTCGAGCAGTTGCACCGCACCCGCGCGGGCCTGCGTCTGGAACGGGACTCGGGTGAACGTCACGCCGCGGCGTTCCAGTCGTCGATGAGCGGCTTGGCGAGGCCCTGCTTCTTGAGGACGTCAGCCGCGCTATTGCGAAGGAACGGCCGCTTGGCCGTCGCGCGCTTGTGGACCTTCTTGGCGAACACGGTCCGGCCACCGGACTCGAACTTCATGGCCCGCTTGCGCCGCGGCCGTTCGTCGTGGGCCTGGGTGCCCGACTCCAAGAACCGCGCGCCGCCGCTTGCCTCCACCACCGCTTTGCGCTGGGTCGCGCTCTTGACGCGGATGGAGTCACGGGTCCTGCCAGTCCGCACGGCAACCCGCGAATGGGCGAGCTTGACCGTTTCCGGTCCCCACACGTTGCGGCCGTAGTCCTTGAACGCGAGCCGAGCCGCCCGAAGACGAGCGCGGAGCTGCGTCGCACCCTTGAGGCTCATGCGATCGGGAACGCCCGACGATGGCCGACGAGGAGCCGGTTGTACGTGACGTTGCGGATGGGTGGCCCGGCCTGCTCCTCCGGCCGCTGCCAGAGGTCCACGGCGAGAGTCAGGGCGGCCTGGGAAAGCGATTCGTCCGGCTCGTCGTACAGGTCGTTCCAGTTGCCCACGTCGAGCTTGACCTGGGCGATGGCCGCAGCGAGACAGCGGGTCAGGCGGGAGGTTGACCCACCAGAGCTCTCCTCGCCATCCCAGTCGTCGCTGGTGATGTCGAGGACTTGCTTGAGCTCGTCAAGCTGCGGCCAGTCGACCATGGGACCTACGAACCGAGGTCGTAGGTGGTGAACGCGCTCGGGTAGCGCGGGACGAAGAACAGGATCCCGCCCAGGGCGATGTCGCGGCCCGCAAGGGTCACGTTGTCAGCCTGGAGCTGGAAGGTGCCGTCCTCGGCCCACACGAAGCCGCTCGAGGGACCGATCATCACGTCGACCGACGTGCCCGTCAGCGCCGGCACGTAGACCGGCCGGAGCGCGCTCACCGAACCGCTCGGGTTGTTGCCCGCGGCGATGTTGGCGTTGAGCGCCCACCAGAGCGGCGCGTTCGTGCCGTCGTTCTTGGCGTTGATGAACTGCTTGACCGCTGCGGCCGAGAGCCAGATCGTGTCCGGCGGCTCGTCGGTGGCGTTGATGGAGTTCTCCCACGCCTCGCCGATCTCGAGGTCCTCGGGGTCGATGTTCGCCGTACCCGGAGTGGTGCCGGCGGTGAACAGCGCCTGGAGGGCCTTCGCGTCGGCCTTGCGGGCGTACGCCCGGGCGAGGTCGCGGAAGAGGAGGTCCATCGTCGCGCGGGTTGCGCGGCGGATGATCTGGATCGACACGTCGGCGCCACCGAAGACGCTGATCGCGTCGAAGCTCGACAGCCCGACCTTGGTGGCCGTGCTTTCGATCTCGGTCTTCTCGGAGCTCTGCACGTCCGCCGTGGCGTGCTGGTTCACGACAGGGACGACGATCGACATGCCCGTGTCCGGCGCCGCGATCTGCGTCGTGGTCGCGAGGAACGGCCGGCGGGCCGGGAGCAGGCCGATGACATTGTCGACGAACGCATCCGGCACCTGGCCGGGGTTGTCGGTGACGATGACGTCGTCGAGTGCGCGGTCGTGGAGCTCCGAGGACCGGATCGTCTCGCCGCGCATCGTGCGGAAGGCGACTTCGACCCAGTCGAAGAGCGTCGGACCCTTCTGGTCCTTCGGCGTCGGCAGGGTGATCTCGCGCCGCTCCCGCTCCTCGAGCTTCGCGATCCGGTCCAGCAGCCGCTGGCTGGACTCGCCGCTGCGCTCCTCGAGCTTCTCCATGAACTGCATGAACCGCTCGGCCGGGAACTGCGCCTGGGCCTCCACCTCGACAGGCGGAGTGGTGACGGCTTCCGCCATCGGGGTATCTCCTTCGTGCTCTGACCGCATTGCGAGGATTTCGGCGCGCTCATAGGCGGGCCGCCATGTAGTGGCGACGTGATCGAGCCCGACGCGTCGCTGCACGCGAACGCGCTGCCCGTCCACGCGCTCCATCGAATGACCGCCCGGCACCTCCCAGAAGGAAGCGGACGCTTTGCGGATGACGCCGTCGCCGTACAGGGTCAGGAGCTCATCGCCCGCCTGTGTCCGGCTGACCTTGAACGTCATGTGTGCGCCGTCGGTGCGGTCGTGAAGCTCCGTGCCGCGGCCAACGACCGGGCCCGTGTGCTTGCCCTGCGCATCCGGCCCACGCAGGAGGACAGTCGTCGGGTCGACACCCTCGAACGCGCCCCGGACGAACATCTCCGGACCCATCTCGTGGCGGATGACGGTGTCGTACGGGACGATCCGGATGTCGAGCTCGCGCTTCTGGGCGTCGCGGAGCTCGAGGTGCGTATCGAGCTCGAGAGTGCGCAGAACAGGCTCGGCCTGCTCTTCCACCGGCTCGGTCTCGACCGTCTCGTCAGCCATCCGAGAGCCGCCCGATGAGGTCCGCCTTCGTGCCGGACGTGTCAAGGCCACGGGCCTCGGCCGTCGCGACGAGTTGGGCCTTGTTCAGGTTGCCGAGGTTGAGCTTCGGGCCGGCGTCGGCCTTGACGGTAGCCGCGACGAGGCGGCCTCCACGAACCACGGGGACGGGCTTGTCATCTCGCGCAACGGCGCGGATCGTGAGTTTCGGGATCGTTCGGTAGTTGCCCAAGAGAAAAGGACCTCCGAGTTACCGGGACTCGGGGTCCTCTGTGCCAACGGGCGGGCGTCAAGCGTCTCTGGGCCGTTACCTATGCGATTGCGTGCAGGCTAGCACATAGTGTCAACCTGCATTCATGCCGCGACGAGGTCGCCACACCGGCCGCACTTGATTTCGACCGGCCCTCCGGCGCGGCCGAGCAGCTTGCCGCACTTGCAGCGCACCTCGCGCAGCGCGGAACGTTGCTGCGGCAGCGACGTCGGTATGGCTTGTGGCGGTGCGAACGGAACGGGCCGGTTCTCTACGTCGCCGGGCTCGAAGCCCTCGTCCTGGCGTGCCTCGGATGCGTCCATGACGCCCAGCGGGATGAGGATGTCGTAGATCTCCGCCCGCGTCTTCGGGTCCGGCCGGAGCAAGCCCTTGATGTTGTAGCGGGCGACCGTGGCACGGGTCAGCAGATCCGACATGGCCTGCTCGATCGGCTCGAGGTAGTTCGGCCAGAGGCAGGAGCGGATGAACTTGTCGAACTCCTGGCCGACGTTCTGGTAGGTCAGCGAGGCGCCTGGGCTGAAATGTTCGAGCAGCGTGCCGGGGATGCCGAACGCCAGCGCGATCTCGCCGTTCTGGAACTCCCGTGACTCGGTGAGCTGCGCCTTCTCGGGATCGACGCCGA